TCTTGTGTAAGTTTGTCACCTTTAAACGCTGTTATAGAGCCGCCACTAAGTGTAAGAACTGCTTCGTCTTGATATGTAACTGTGTTACTGTGTAAGGTCAATCCATCAAAATATTTGTCACGATAGAAATATGAGTTTGCCCACTTTGATTGTGAAACACGATTTCTTGGACGTATAATTGAACGTCTCATTTCGTCACCAACAATTGACACTTGCGAACTTACTTTGATTGGATAATCTTCGTAATATATTCCTGATTCAATTTTGATTACAACTTGTTTTGTACTCACATAGTTACCAAACTCAAGTGTGTCACCTATTGCATTTGCAACTTGTGTATTTTGAATATCTCTTTCAGCATCGTCAACTAAAAACTCAAACGGTTCTTCATAGATAAGTTCTAATGTATCTGTGTTTGAACCATCATTAACATCTCTATTATAGCTTACTATACGTGCTACTGCTTTACTTCTTGTACCAGTTACAATTTTACCTGGAATTAAATCAGTATTTCCTAACTGTCCTTGCCATACACTATCATTACCGCCATTGGTAATTTTTAATAAAATAGGTGCACCTTCACGTAGTGCAGGAATAGTTTCACCTTCACTACTAATAATACCAGTAACAACATCAAACTTATCAGCAAAAACATCAATAGCTACACTTGGAGCATCAACAAGACTTACATCGTAATACTGATTATAATCAACATTTAATGGTGCTGGATATGCTGAGTTTGTAAGGATATAAGATTCTAAAATCTGTTTTGCTTTATTAATAGTAGCAATTGTTTGAGCTTGTTGAGTAGTTGCTGCCAATACACCACTTGCATTACTAAAATATCTCAGTCCTGATGTTCTTGATAGTTTGTTAGTATTAGTGCCTGATAGTGTATCTAATCTAGCAGAATCAATAATATATCCTAAGTCTCTAGCACATATTGTTTCGTCATATGCAAAGTTCTTCCAAATATAGTCATCGTCTGCCGGTGTTAGTGTTAAATCAGCTGTTGCAGTTGTAATTTTATCAGTGACCCATGCAATAGTTTCTGCAATAACAAATTCTTTGTTTTTATTAACAAGTAAATTTAATTTTTCACCTGTAGCACCTGTAACTGGATCAGTATAGTCCGGAGCAAGAGCTGCGTCAAAATCTGCACTGTATACTTTAGACGGTACTAAACTAGCTGCATTAGCGCCATGCTCAATAACCTGCATGTATGGCCCTGGCTCTACTGGACTTGAATTAACAATAAGTTCTGCTTTACGTGCCGCTGCGTTAACAGTACGGAATGCATATGCTAATGAACGTCCTTCTTTGCCGGGAGGTGTACTTGATTGTGTATCGTCGCCTGATGTACTAACAAACAAGTTAATATTAGATGCAAAACTTGTGTTATCTACATAAAATTTTGTTGCTGCTTGTAGGTCTTCTAAACCGTTAGGACTACCAATACCTGCAAGCTCACCAGGGTGATCTTCAAGATAAAGTTTTCCGTCCATTTGATCACCTTTTCTGCGTAATGCGCTTTCTCTTGGAATAGCTTCATTAGCAAGGTAATCGCCTTGTAATACGTCTGGTTGATAATAAAAATCTTTTAGTGTTTGTACTCCACTACCGCCTGCTATAACTAGAGCGTTTGTGCCTGCTGTTGCATCAGTTTCAGTAGGGTGTAAACTAATTGTTACACTATCTATAACTCTAATAAAGAACTTTGTTAATGGAAATTCAGTAGTATCTGTAAGTGTTCTACTAGGTGAAACACTAGTATCTATAGCACTAGTTCCTGCTGTTGCATAAAGGAATGGTGCTCCGTTACCAGAACTATCTAAACCATGACCATCACCAGTTACTAATACACCGTCCTGGAATCTATCATTGATAACAATTCTACCACTACTATCAAAACTAGCGATAGTATATGTGTAATCTTCAGTATTAATTTCGTCTTCTGTGCGTACACGTAATTGTCCACCAATACCTGAACCAGTTGATTTTAAATAAGTTTGATCAGCAAAGCCTTTGTTGATAAGAACATCGTCTTCAGTAAAACTACTGTTTATATCAAAGTCAGCTGCCAGTTGCGCCCACTGTGACGAAGGAGCAGTGTTTAATGCAATGCGTCCGTTGAGGTTTAAATCTGCACTAAGAGTTGGATTAGGATCACTTGCTAACGATGCTTTTTTGTTTTTAACAACGATAACAGGACGTCCGTCGTCGGCTACTCTGCTTACATCAAATTCAATACTATCATCTGCATCTGGGTTAACAAAGCTATCACTAACAAGCCTAAAAAATTCTAATTCGCTACCTTGTGTATTATTGTTAATACCTGCTAGTACCGGTGCTGAGTCTGTACTTGGAAAGTTTTCAAAACTATCAATTGCTACACCGCTTAAATCAGTAAGTCCAATTTGTCCACCTTCACCAATAACAGCATAAAGCTCGTTAAAGTTTTCATTCGTTTTACGAAACGACTCGCGAATACTATCGCCTGTGCCGTCGTTACCCTCAACGCCGATATTAATATCTTGTTTTGCCATTTTATGTGAGCTCCGTTATCATTTCATTATTCTTTTCGACAGCGTCCATGTCGAAGTTTACGCTAATTCCACACCCACATGCACTCTGTGCATTGGGGTTATTGATTACAAATTGTGTTTGGAACACATTAGTTTCATAATCAATTGTACATCCAAACAAATACATATGTGCCATAGAATCTATGACTAAATTACCTGTACTAGTACTAATAGTTTCGTCTGTTGGTTGGACATCTTCTTTTGCTATCATACCCCAAGCATATTCAAAACCAGCACATCCACCGCCTTTAAGGCTTAAATGCACTCCAAACTGCTCTGTATTAGCAACACATAGCTCGTTAATTTTATTTTTTGCTTGTTCTGTGAGTGTAATAGGTAAAATCATTATGTCTCCTTACTGTTATTTATCGATAGTTTTTATAATCTTAATGTAAATATAGTTATGTATATGAGAGAATTTAAAAAGCAAACCCGACATACTCGTTGTAGTAAAACCGGTAAGGAACATACCTATAGTCGCGAAGTTACTATGGTTGTAATGCGTTGTGATAATTGTAATACAGAGTTTGAACGTAAGAGAGGATCAATGGATCCTAAACGCATATCAAACAACTACTTTCATGTATGTAAGAACTGTGATAGTAAGAAATTTGCTCAAAAGATGGGTGTTACTAAGAAGCAGATATGGGATATGCCTGCTTCTAGTAACCTAGATATTAGTAAACTTTAGTCTTCTCTTTTGTAAATAGTCCAAGCGCCGTATGCAATAGCACCGTATGCTACTATACTTGCAATTGGTTTAAAGATTAAAAACGCAATTCCTGCGCCGATTAGCACTGCACCGTCTAGTGAAGTTCTTTCGCTAAGTCTGTCCATAATAAATTTTTTCATATTATACCCCTTTTTATTTTTTAAGTCCGTCTTTAGTTACATTAGCAACAGTTTTTCTTGCTGGAGTAATCTTTGGAAGAGATGTATCAGGCTTCAAAAGACTTTTTGCTGAGATAGCACGTTTTCTGTCAGCTCTCAACCCTGTTACTTTGTCTAGTTTTAAACTTCCTGAGTATACTGGTGTTGTTGTATTTCTAGCCATATTCGTCTCCTATGTTATATGTATTTAGTAAATAATTGTTCCTATAGGAGAAAAAATATGTTAAATTGGTTTAAACGTATTTTAGGCTATGGTTCAGTTCCAGAAGTTATTGAAACAGTAATGGCACCGGAAGCAAAGTCTAAAACACAAACTAAAAAGAAAGCAACAACTAAGAAAGCTTCAACTAAGAAGAAATCAACAGGTAGTTGCGATTTTGATAAATTGAATAAAGCTCAGCTTTTAAAAGAAGCTAAGAAGCGTGGTGTTAAAGCCAATGCAAGTCTTACTAAAGCAGAAATTTTAAGTAGAGTTAAGAGCGCGAAATAACGTTCTTTAACTGTTCAATTGCAGTCTCACAGCGGGTCAGCTTGCGCTCTAATGTAGTAATAGCGGCCCGTTGTTTTCTTGACTGCTCTTCCAAACTATTTACATATTGAACTGTAGGAATTTCCTGAGGACTTCCATCTTCGCTCATCATAGTGAATCGATCAACACCTTGTGCTTTTAAACCGCCTGTAACTCTGTTAGGATTCTTACCTGATGTAGATACTGTATTCTTGGACCGACGTCCGTACATTTGATTTAGATATGACATTTGTGTTCTCCGTTATAATATATTTATCGGAAGTTTAGATACCGCTTTATAAATTCTTTTACATAGAAATGCGTTTGATAATACTAAATTTCTATTACCTTTAATAATAATTGAATCTTTTTCTATCTCGCATGATACAAAGAATTTATTAAAATACTGCACAATATTTTTATTTGTTGTTTTTTTATCTAAAGTAATAAATGGCTCATTTTCATGCCCTTGGCAGCTCGATGTTGTTTTGTATCCTAAACTTATTAACATTATCACACTATCTTTTATTTTAGGCTCTAACTGTTCTTCAAATTTTGTATGACCAATAGGTACATGGGAATAACCAAATCTTTGTGTAATTTGTCTATTTTTAATTTCCATTAATTAACTAGCTAACATTATATCTTCTTGCATAAGAGCATAATCTTTTATGGCTTCATTATAATTATATAAGTCAATACTAGCAAGATTCTTGCACTTGCTCTCGCACATAATGTCTGCGTATGGTAAGAAACTTAGTGCATAATCGTTAACAAGCTGGTTAGGATAGTAGTCGCTGTGCGCACGTAGTTTTGCTTTTTTGTGTCCTGCTTCTAGTAGTGCTGAAAAGTCTGGCATTGTGTCGTGTGCAAAGCCTTCGGGTAGTGCTGTGTCTCTGCTGTAAGAATAATGTATTGCAGGACGTACACCACGCCAGCTGTCAATTACGCGAGAAAATCTATCGTCGGTGGGCTGTATATATTCACCTTCACGGCACCAGTGATGGTGTATGTCGAGTACCAATGCAAGGTCGTCTGCAAGTTCGAGGCTTGCGTCGATGCCCCATTTGTTTTCGTCGTTTTCGATTGTGATAACATTTCTCGCTTCTGGTGTGAGTCTCTTGAGTGCGGCCTTGATGCCGGCTGGACCTTGTCTGCCGGATATGTGTACGTTACACTTGAAGTCTTGGAATGATTGTCCGTAACCCATCCACCTGATACAATCCACATGATATTCAAATTCCTCTATTGATCGTTCGACGATGTCCGGGTTATCACTGGCAAGCACTGTGAACTGACCTGGATGCATGGAAAGTCGCACATCAAGGGCTCTTGCCGTGGCACCGACTTCTGCAAACGCTCTCTCACAGTAAGCCACAACGTCAGGCTTACGCCAATAATAGCACCAATCCCGCTGGGTATAAACAGGAAGTACATCAGAACCCAGTCGTACCATCCTAAGTTCAGGTGGAAGGCTTCCCACATATTCAATCAACCTTTTGTATGACGCAATGTTGTGAACCATAAGTTCCCACAAGCGTTCTTCAGCAACATCACGTGTCTGCTTATTCAGCCATTGTACTGTTGTGCTACGTGTATTTAGTGGACGTTGAATTTCTTCTAGTAATTTCTTTTTCTGCGATTGGTCTGGATGCATATACTTGCAAGCAAAACCGATACGTTGAATGTCTTGTTGTGATTTCAAAAAGTCCCCTGCTGTTGTAAATTTAAGATCGTTCATATTACCATTTCCTGTACGAACCGTCTAGCTCGTGTGTGCCTGAGTTTGACCATGCCCACTGTACACAGTTGTACCATGCATAGTGTGGATGTTGCCTGAGTTGTTTGTACCATTGTTTAAATAGTATAACACGTTTCTTAAAGTTTGTCAACGCCAATTGTCAACTACCCATGGATCTAAACAATGTTCAGGATTAGGATCGCCATGAAAAACACAAACACAACACTCTACTCGTGGTTTACAGTTTTCAATATTTTTTAGTCTTCTTTTGCCTCGTATGCCACCTGGAGCAATCGTTTTATCTTTTCGAACTTCCCATTTCCAACTTTGTACCCAACTATCTGGATATAGCATTGCGCCTTTATTTTTATGTGTTACTTCATATAACCAATCTTGATCACCGTGAAGTCTTTTTTCAATACTAATTCTATCTTTTTCGTATTTGGTCCATACAAAATCTAATTCTCCTGTACGATAACGAACAATACTACTATTATATTTTTGCCATTTAGGACGCATTACTCTTGTAAAGTCTCTTAGTGTACACCACTGATTTGGTTGCCATGTAAAAAGTTTATCTATATTGTCTGCTATGACAACATCTAAATCCATATAAAGTACAATACCGTCAATCGGCAAGTCTTTAGAAAACATATAAGGCTTACACCACCAACCAGCAATTCCACCTGGCAAAGGAAGTATGGTTACTTCTTTGTTAATTCCTTCAGGATCGTCAGTTAAGCATACAAATTTGTAGTCAAGGGTACAATTGCGTTGTACCATATTATATAACTTGTTTACATAATCAGCAGAGTACTTTGTGCCGTGCTTTAAGCACAACACATAGTATTCAGTTTCTGAATTAATAATAGACGGATCAAGTTTTGCTAGTTTTTCGAGAGCTTTTCTGCGTTTACGTTGTTCTTTTGTTTCACCGTCAACGTATTTTCTTACCAACCTACACCTCGTATATTGCTGAGTTTGCTCCGTGTTCTGCACATTCTGCCCTTACGCAATAACAACGATTGTCTGTTGCTTCACGTATAAGTTTGTCTGCAAAATTAAATGCGTGTTCGGCAAATTTTTCTGCACCAACACCATCAAAGATACGTAGCTCTGCTAAACCTTTTGCTTCAAGATCCTTTAGTGTATCCATATGCGGATCGTTTGCATCAACTGCTACCTTGTGATCAAATGAATCTTCGAGCCAAGCCTTCAAAGGCTTTAATCCGCCAAAGTCAACTGCCCAATTTTTGTTGTCTAGTTCATCACAACCAAATGTAAATGTAAACGCTAAACTGTATCCATGTAACAAATGACAGTGTGAATGATCTGCATTAGGTTGCCTAAAGACTGCTGACAGTCCGATGTTGTGTCCGTAATGTTTTGTGCTTAAATGTTTTCCCATAATAGTCTCCTGTATAATTATATGGGCGGCAGAGTTAGAAGGGTTGACGCCAAGACCTGTTTATTAGTTACTATTATAACTTATGTTACTTAGTGTGTCAACCATTACATTGGAATAATTCCAGGTTTCTGGTAAATCCCAATTGTCTTGATATATAGTAAATTGTATGTTAGGAAAGCATTTAAACACCATTCCTATTTGATGTATCCAATAACGTGGATCTACGGCTCGATAATCTGCATTTTGATAATTGGGTGTATCTTTATACATATTGTTAATGTTATCTGATCTGCTCCATAAGTCAAACCCAATTAAATTAACGCACTTGTCTGTAGTATACATAGATGCAATTAGTACAGCGTAAGGACCACTCCCCCACTGAAACGGCTCGTCCCATCGCTCTACACCCTTGTAAGGTAACGGCGGAACTGTCCTTACTGCCCCTTTAAACATTGGTACCCAGTCTGTTCTAGTATATATTTTTGATTGAGTATTTGAGTCTATGGCTTCTTTAACCATCCTTCGATCAGCACAAACTAGATGATCCATATAATAATCACGATGTATTGCATTACATCCTACTTTAGGTCCATCAAGTTTATCTATATTAATAGAGGTTCGGCTTTCGCCATTTCCAAATACATACATAAAATTATTTAGCGGGGGTCTACTTTTAAATAGATGTTATCGAATACTTGTGCTTTTTGTGTTTTGAATATCAAATGTACACATTCAAATTCACCTGTCATGCTAACACGATACTCGCCACCTTTTTTCATATGTTCAGGTACAGCCATATGCCAGCCGTTTTCTACACGGTCACCTGGTGATGTTGCTTGTATGTAGCGTTTTGTAAAGGTGTTTAGTTTGTGCGAGTGTGAGCCGTCTGTTGCGTGTGCTACACCGTGTACTGCTATGCTGTTGCATTGATATTTCTTTGAGCCTACCATGAAGAACTCTATGTCTTGGTCTTTGGTAACTGGATTGTTTGTAATACCAATTTCTGTATCTGTAAATACAAACGCATTGTCAAAACTCATGTATGCTATACCGAACGTTATAATGGTTACCATACTAAGTCCGCTAATTACATTTAGCATAGCCTTAACATACATATATCGTCTTAGACTTTTATTCAGTTTCATTTTTAAATGCCTCGAGATCTTTCTTGATACTAACGAACTCGTCTTTAACTTCAACTATGTTATTACTTGCTCTATTAAGTGTTCTTATTAAATGTCTTATTGTGTATATAGTCCAAAACCACCATGTTACTGCTGTAAGAGCAAACATTCCAAGTCCTACCCAGAATGCGGTTTTAAAATCTATGATGCCTGATGCTATTAATATCATTGATACTAATAAAAAAATTGTAGGAGTAATTCGAGCGAATAAGTCCCATCTTTCGACTTGTAGTTCAATTGCCTCTTCAGTTGCCCTTGTCATTTTTTTATTCCTGCCTTTTATTGCCTTTATCATTTTATTCCTGCCTTTTGTTGACGGAGGCTAGTGACAAACTCCGTTGTCCCTTTTTTGGGTACGCTAGTATTTATTGGAGGTGAGTATAAAGTTAAACTAAACTTTAAGTAGCAATTTGACCGAATGGTTTCCAAATTCCTGGTGTGCCGTCTTTGGTGCAAATCCATCCTACATATCCACTTGGACGAGGTAATGAATTCCAAACAATATCGCCTTGTCTGTATGAACCGTTTGTAGGTTCGCTTGCGCCAACTTCAAATCGTTTGCCTTCGAAACTAACTGGACCAGCAGTTTCAATATCAGCAGTAGGATTTTCAACGTTGATTCCTAACTTGCCTTTGACTGTTGTTTTACTAGTTGCATCTGATCCGATAGTAATTCTACCAGTAGCACTTACACTAATACGTTTAGTGTTATCTGTAACTAACTCTATATCAGTTGTAGTATATGTACCAAATGTAGCTGTCTTGCCTTCTGCATCAATAATGAATTCTGCATCGTCTTGTACTATACCAAATGTTCCGTTTGGTGTTTCAGTACCAATACCAAACCGCATATAGTCGCCGTTCCAAAATACATATTGATCTATATTGAAGTTACCGTCAACTGCTAAATTTTGTAGTACACCAACTTGTGTTAAACTACTGCGTGTAACTGTTGAGCCTAATTCATTCATACTTAATACACTTACACCATCAATTCCGTAATAGTCGTTTGCACGTACTTCAATAGGCATAGTTGAAAATAGTCTATCAGGACCAGGCTTGTATATTAATTGTTGAGTTCTATCAGTTGCTCTCCAGGCAAGTCCTTTACCTTCAATAGTGTCGCCACTTTGGCTGGTAAATTCCAATGAGCTTGTTCTTTCTTGTCTAATGTCTGCTGTAAGTTCATCTACGTGAATTTTTCTAGCAGTAATTTCACCGTCAACTGTTAGATCACCACTTACAGTTGTATCACCTGTAATAGTATCAACGTCAATTCTATCAGTAACAATGCCGTCATCGTCGACTACAACTACTAAACGTGTACTGTCGTCTCTAATGCCTATACTTTGAAAAGCTGTTATTTTGCCGCCATGTAAAACATCGCCACTTAAACTTCTATTGCCTATAATAGGTGTAGGTGATTCAGCTCTTGAAAGCTGAAAGATTGCATCACCTAGGTCTGATAGCCCTTGGCGAATACGTTGAATTTCTGGATCGGATACATTGCTCATGTAAGTATTTATCAGTTTATTGAATTACTCTGTCAACAGCATCTAATAGGTTATGAATTGCTGTTTGATATGATTTTATATCTTCTGATTTGACATGTGAATACGCTTCTTCAAGTTGTAACCATTGATCTTTATCGTATTCTGACATTGTATTAAGTTCTTGTTTCGAAGGCATTCTTTCTAATTCATCGTAGTCTGCTACTTCACTTACATAGAACTGTTTTATTTTTTTAGCTTCTGTTTTGTTGACCTTCATCATCTTAAAGTAATTATGGAAGTTGAATCCATTAGGGTTAAATTCTTTAGAGTTTTCATTCCAACGTTCCAGCCAAACGTCAATACTTTCTGTTATTTCATATATACGGGATTGCTTTACTTTCATTGTATTATTTCCTTTATAATACTAGTATATATTAAATTTTTACAAAATCTAAGTCTTCAGTTAAGATGTCCTCGAAAGTTTTCTTCTTATAGTCTGCAATTTCAGCCTTAAGAGTTTTGGCTTTTGCTTTAAGTTTTGCTATTTCTTCTGTTGTTAGACTACGCATAGGAAGCCCTAAGAAGCCCTTAACACGACCTTGTAGTATAGTGTCATATGCTTCAGCTTGTGCAATAACTGCTGTTTCCTTAGCGTTACGAAGCTCTATGGCACCTTCTACAACGCCTTGTATAAACTTAGCTCTTGCGTTAGTGTAGTCCATTTCTTCTTGCATACTAGATAGTAGATACTGTTTACGCTTGTCGTTGTATTCAATACGCTTTACATACCACGCTTCTAGAAGTTCTTTAAGACTGTTAAAAATAACAATCTTATTGTTCTCATCAATACAAGTAAAGTTTTCAGTAACTTTCTTAATCAACTTGAGCTTGGTCATAATCCATTCGTCTGTGCGCTCACCAAAAGCTCTATCTACTTGAATTTCAAATTCAAATATATCATTATCTGAAAAGTCTTCGTAG